GTTGATTATAATTAATTATCAATATATTGGTATTATCAACAAAAATAAGTTGATGTAAAAGATATAAAGATGTAACTAAAGTTTTTCCAGATTGTCTTGAACTTGCACAAAGATTAAACCTATTGCTATTAAACTGTTTTACCATTTTTTCTTGAAATGGATATAGTTTAATATTACAAATAGTACATAAATCAAATTTTATATCTTTTACATAGTTGTTAATGAAATATACTGGGTCATTTTTACATTTTATATACTCTTGTATTTGTTTTTCTGTAAATTTTTCAGTCATAAGTTTTATACAAGTTTTAAGGGATAATCCCATTGAGTAATTTTTTGAACTTCATTCACCGGACCCCAAGAACCAGAATAATAAGTATAAGGTCTTGTATTCACTGGACATGAATTACCAACACAAAGAAGGTCATTCACAATTCTCCAAGATTCTAATACTTCCTCTGAATGAACAAAGTGAGATTGGTCTTTGTGAATGGCATCATAGAACAATTTCACGTATCCGTCAATAGCACCTTCTGGATAGTTGTGCTTCAGGATTGCAGTTTCAATTTTATCATCAAGACCAGGTGACTTAATATCAATTTGAATATCAAAGTGAGGGTCAGGTTGAAATCTCATTACAATACGGTCATTATAAGAATGACCTTCAAATAATCTAACTGGAGGTGATTTGAGTTTGATGACAACCTCAACACAACTCACAGGAAGTTTCTTTCCCGTCATAAAGTAAAATGGAACTCCCTGCCATCTCCAGTTATCAATGTAAATATCACCAGCAACAAAGGTTGGAGTTTGTGTATTCAGTTCAACCCCTTGTTCATTCTTATATTCATCATATTGTCCACAGACCAGTTTAGTCCCTAGTCGTGCGGCAGAGAGAACCTTAACCTTCTCTCTACGAATCTCCTTTGCATTATTCTTACAAGGTGCTTCCATTGCAATTAATGCAAGAAGTTGCAACATGTGATTCTGCAGCATATCACGAACAGCACCAGCAGTCTCATAATACTGTGCTCGACCTTCACAACCAATTGTTTCTGTTGCAAAGATTTGAACTTCTTCTACATAATCACGATTCCATAATGGTTCAAGAAGAATATTACTAAATCGTGTTGCAAGAATATTATTGACTGTATCCTTTCCTAGATAATGGTCAATACGATAAACCTGCTTCTCTCGAAGATTATCTGAAACAATCTGCTGTAGTTCTTCTGCGGATGTCAAATCATATCCAAAGGGTTTTTCAATAATCACCCGACTTGTTTCAGGGTCATCTAAATATCCAGTGGATTTGAGACTTAATACCGCATCACCATATCGTTCGGGTGGAACTGAAAGAAAGAAGGTTACATCTTCACCGGGATTCAATTTCTTCAAACTTTCAGCATCCGAGAGGTCACATTGAACATAATTCAAACGACGAATAAAGTCTTCTGAATAAGAACCCAAGGTTTGTAACCAAGACTCTTTTGTATGTGATGTTCTTGATGCTCCAGTAATCACATAATCATCTGGAAGTAGTTGTTTCTTATGAAGTTCATATAATGCAGAGATGAGTTTCCTACGACAGAGGTCTCCTGTTGCACCGAAGATTATAATGTTTTTCATTTAGTAACTTCTGCCCAATCCTTATTGAACTGCTCAATACCAGACCGTGTAAGAATGTTGTCATACATCTTCCAGAACACTGATGGTGGAATTGTAGCAACATTAGCACCAGCAAGAGTAGATTGTTCCACCTGCCTCACATCTCGGAGTGATGCTGCAAGAATTTGTGTGGAAGTAAAGGAATAATCAAATGCCTTACGGATATTCTGAATAATTTCTGTACCATCAATTGAGTTATCTACCCATCTTCCCACAAATGGTGAAATATAAGTAGCACCTGCTTTTGATGCAAGAATTGCTTGTGCCACAGAAAAAACCAACGTTACATTGGTTTTGATTCCACTATCAGAAAGATACTTACAAGTCTTTAATCCTTCTACGGTACAAGGAACCTTGATGGTTACGTTTGGTGAAATTGTATAATAATTTTTTGCTTGAGAAAGCATTTCTTCTTTTGTATCTCCAACGACTTCTGCGGAGATGCTTTCTAGTTCTGGAAATGTTCTTGAAATCTCAGTAATAACGTCTAGAAGTTGTCTGCCACTTTTGAGAATCAGTGTGGGATTTGTTGTGACTCCATCTAGAAGTCCAGTGTCATATACCTGAGAAATTTGTGAAACGTCTGCTGTGTCTAAAAAGATTTTCATGAGTTAAAGAGAACCTCATAGTAATTATACGAGGTCCTCTGGAACAGTCAAGGGTTTGTCAGGATTTGAAGATACTCAAAGGTCTTGTGTCACTGACATTACAAACATAAAGACTCCGAAGATTATGAGAACAGAGAGAATGAATAGCATTTTATGACCCTTGTTGTTTTTGCCTTTCTTTCATTTTCTTTCTCCAGTCACTATCGGTCTTCGTCATTGCCGTAATTGCAGCACGTCTTTCAAGTGAATTTGGTTCAGAATCACCGTAGTTCATTCTAGCAGGTCTATCTGGATTCTCTCTTTGCTGACGTTTTACATCTTTTTTTACTTGCTTTGCAATCTTCTTTGCAAGTTTCTTTACCTTACTTTCTTCTAAAAATTGTTGGAAGGTTTTCATGTGTTGAAGGTTTTTAGGTATTTATGAGTATGTTGGGTCTTATCCCCAGTAGATTTGACCCAGAGTGAATGCGACAAAGATGAGAACTGTGAATCCCATTAGACCTATTCCTGCCCAGATGACCCAGTTGGGCATTGGTTCGTGTTGAGGGTTATGAGACATTGGATTCAGTCACAGGTAAAATTAAAATTATCAGAAAGGTTAACATACCCACACCTACACCCCATTGGAACAGGGTAGTGTCCATCATATACTATGTGGTCAATCATTAAATCTCCACAATGGCACACCTCAGGGTCTATTTCTTTATTACATCCTTCACAAAAGGTAATTGTATTAGTCATAATGCTTTGGGTCGTTTTGGGTATTATAGGGGATTATGGGGTGGGTGTCAAGGGGGAGTTTTTCAGTTTTGAAAACACTTCCATAATATGAGAAACTCCTTCTGGTTTTATCAGTTCAGTTGTAGAATGACTTGAATATCTCCATCCTTTTTCTTTTGCATATTTTAGTTGTTGTTGTTCTATATCAAAACATTCACCTAATTTAGAGTTATATTCATCAATAACTTCAACTAATTGATGACGAAATCTATCCTTAATCGATTGTATAGTAATTCCAATTTTATAATGTAGTCCATCATCATCTTTATACTTAATAAAATATAACGAACAAGGTAAATTTATATTCTCATCATTAGGTTTCCACCCCCACCCAGGATTAGTCCATCCATCCTTTCTTTTTTCTGAAATTACTTCTGAGCACCTTTTACTATGTTTTTCTCTTTCATCATCTCTTTCCCATCTTTCTTTTGATTTTTGCAACATTTTATCTTTACTTTTACTCCAAGCAATTTTTGCTGCCGTTCTTTTAGTTTCTGGGTCGTGTGCTTTTGATGCTTGAGACTTACAGCAATATTTTCTTTCCACAAATCTTAATACTGTGGTTTCCTTTATTGTTCCGTGAGGGCACGAAAATTTTATTCTTGCGTGTGCCGTAAGTTTTTCAGGTAAAATAGCACATAAACATAAATTGGAGCAAGTATTTTTAATTTCAGATGACCAATCCCTAACTATTGAAACTTCAACACCATATCTGGGATTATTTTCACCCAATTTTGATTTTCTTTTACAGCAAACCGTAGACTTATCTAAACCAGAAACTAAAACTTTTCTTTCCCCTGAACAATCACAATATATATTTACATAATCTCTTTTAGAATAATTTTTTTGAATATCTCTAAATTCCAATCCTCTATTTTTACATACTTGATTGAGATTTTCATAAGTATAAGAACCCTCTCTAGTCATAAGTAACAAACACAATTTACCATTATTTATATTAAAAAAGGAACCCCGAAGAGTTCCTTAATATCATATCATTAATTTAGTTGTATGTCAACCCACAGTAGGTGCGGTTAAAGCAACAGGAGTTGATTCAACACTCGCCAAATCTAATGGGAAGTTATGTGCGTTTCTTTCGTGCCAATTGTGTTATCATAAGGACTCTTTATTCCTTATTTCTCTATGTCACCATAGAGTTCAGACTATCTCTTCATCCGTTCTGGATGCTGGGCATTCGTGGGTAGATTATTGT